ATCATCAAGCGAGATCGTGTCGTTATCAGCATCGGTGGTATCGCCGAGCTTCGGACTTACCATCGCAGCTTTCAGATACTTGGGCATCATCTCGGATATTAATTCCAAGTGATCGGCCTCGGTTAATTCCTTCTCAGCCCCGCCCGCTCCTCGGACAATACCGAGAGCTTTCTTTCCGATAATCCGCAAGCCCGCTCCTGCGGAAATACGGCGTAAAGTAAAGTCCACTCCGTCGATAGTTTCGACGAAGTGGACTCGTTTTAGAATGTCATTAGTTGCGCTCATTCTTGGACTGCCTTTTGGTTTGTGTTTACGGTGCTGGTACGGTAGTAACCACTTCCAGCCATGATGCCGTCCCGCTGATTGTGAAGTCAATTACTCCCTCGGCGAGAGCCGGGAAATCGCCTGACATCATTGCATCTTTAATCAGGAACTCGGTCCCGATAGTTATGTCTCCCAGAGGTGTTCCTGCGTTGAACGCCTCCAGCAAACCAACAGTATTATTATCAGTCCCGTCATCAAGTTCACAGTTCAAAGAGAAGGTAACTTCGGGACGAGAGTTCGTAATCGGTTCCTTCATTTCCCCGCCCAAGCAGCGACGGTCGAACCCAGTCTTTGGTACGGAGACTTCCATGGTTGCGCTTTGCAGGCAAACCGTTGTCTCGTGAGTCTCACCAACTCCGACTGTCACTATACCGATTCCGTCCGGCATCAATACGTCACACTCGACAGGAGGATCTGGCGGGATAGACAACCCCTTTTCCGCCATGGTTCCGAACTGCCCGATGGATACGAGGGTCAGCGTGCTGTTGGAGTCAGCGACTAATTCGATCCTGAGAGCCGTTGCCTTTACGCCGGGGAAAATGTATTCCAGATTGTCAGTCGGAGCGGCCCCGCCCCCGCCGTAACTAATCAGCGCAGAGATTGAGTCATTGGCAGGAGCGGAGCCATCGCCGAGTACGAAAGTATCAGCGTTATCGACCCCGGCCAGTCCGAGGATATCACCGATAACGGCCTTCGCCATATCCATCCCGACAACGACGTCGCCATCAGCGTAAATGCCAGAGTATTTCTTGCAGGCGCTGGCCGCATAAGACAACAAAGTTGGCGTGATTATCTCTCGCCTGTTTCCGAGCGTGGCCGATACCGGATGTTGCCAAACCCAATTCGCTGGATCAGGAACTATACCATAGCCGAGTTCTGGTACGACTGCGATTCCGCCGAGATTGCCGATGGGTGTTCCCATAATAAAATCCTTCCTTTACCACCCTCCGGTGGTGCTTCCACTCTTATAAGTAAATGAAACAGGCAGCAGAAATGCAGCCATGCCATCTGTTGCCAGCGCACCCTGATCAGTATCCAAATCCCCGTAAGAGAGAGCGATCCCTCCTCCTGCCAGATCCGAAATCAAACCGAGGTTTTTACTCATCGCATTACGAACATCTTGGATTAATTGATTTAACATCATAGCTGGGTTTGAATCTTTGCTTGTCGCATAACCGAAAATGTCAATCGTGAGATCGACCGTCATACAGCCGCCGATCCCGACCTCGGTAATAGACTCAGCTCCTTGCCCGATGAGGATAGTAAAAGACTCTTCGCTGGACTGAGAAAGACGGGGGTCCGTTGTCACAAATGGCTGGGTATTGTAGCCGTTCACGATCCTGATTCTCCCGCATACCTCTGCGACTGCATCCCAGAGAAGCTGACGGCGGAATTTTGAAAAGTCGCTACCCTGCATCATCGATCCCTTTCAATGTAGCGGTTGCCATTGCTGCTGATATTTTCCCGAGAACCGCTTTATCTTCCTCGACCTGTTTCATCATAAAGCGGCCCCTGATTGTTACTTCTTTAACTTTCACCCAAGCGGCACCAATACGGAAATGAAGATACGCAGCCTTCTTCGCACGAATAGTTCCTCCGTGTTCGAGGATTCCTGAGCGTTTCAGAGTCGATCCATGGTACCCGGTAAACTGTCCCGGCTTCCAGCTTGAGATATAACTCTTGGCCAGCGTGCCGGTACGCCAGACCAGCTTATCGGGGTACGTCGTCGGGTCTTTGGATTGCCCCCTGACGAACAATTTTTTATGCGACCGCTCGATGATAGCCAGCGAGTTCCTGACTCCGACTGATATAGCTTTTTTCATCTTCCCCGGCATAGGGGTTTTAAGGAAGTTTAACCCGTCCTTGTTTATTTGATATTCAAAGCTCATATCATAACCCGATATCGTTTCCAAGTATTCTCGACGGACTCCAACAGCCCCTCGTTATTCAGCGCCTGAGCATCATTATAATTGCTTCCTGCCAGTAGGCCGATGTTTCCTTTAAGCCGTTCAAGGTCCATCCTGATTTGCTCAAACGCACCGAGCATTACGTCACCCGGTACGGGTTCCCAGCCGCCGCTGTAAGACAGGTGGAGCGTAGGGAATGTGGATCCGCCTCGGTGGAAACTTTGTTCCGGAGAGGGGATTCCAGCGACTGCTGATCCACAACCACAGAAGGAGGGGAAGGGGATACAGCCAGAGCGGGCGATGCGGCCCCGTTCCCAGTCCACGACCAGCTCGCCTGCCTGAACGGAGTACGATTCCGTCACGATCCCGTTAGGATCTTTCAGCTCGATCAGAACGTCCTCGGCTGGGTCGATAGGCGAGGCGTGGGACCAGACCAATACGCCGTCAATGGCTCGGGTTAATTCCTCAACGGCTGACTTATTGATCTGGACCCGATTGGTGTATTTCCGAAACTTCTGTGAAACAGAATTAATAAGTACGATTGTCTGCTGCTCGTCGTTCATCCCGAGAACGTCTTTACATTCTTGGAGAGTCACGATCGGGTCGCCAGTGAGTGCGATTGCCATGCTATACTCCAGTCGGGGTTTTTACCCGAAAAAGAAACTCCTCGGTAAAGAATTTCTCATCCACCGGACCCTTAACCTCGATGATAGATTCCCAGTCTCCGGACTCATCAAAAAGATCCAAAGCAGGAAGCTCGGCCTCGCCCTTGGCTGGGTCAATGATGGTTAAGTCTTCTGTAAACTTGACGGTCCCGTTGAACGCAGCCGTCATCGTGACGGTGTAGCTGGTTAGGTCGATAGGCTCGCTTCCCTCGATAAGCTGAAAAGGGATAGCCGTCACCTGAGTGGCGAAGACTTCTACGACCGGCCAGAAGTGGATTCCCCTACCCATTTTTAAGCACCTCCAATTTCGTTACCGTCCTGACGATCACGAGTTTCGTTACGCCTCTCGGGATAATTAATTTCACCGGATCCATTATCTACTTCCCACAAGTTCGGGGTGCAGCGCCGGGTTCGTAGATGACCATCATCCGGGTGATGTAATGATCCATCCGCTCGCCCTCTCTCGGGGCATCATACTCGGGCATAATCGCATATCGTTCCATCGCTCCCCGGATAATTCGTGCGTCCATTTCGTGGGCGATGAACGAGTCACCGGGCACGACATTACTGCCGTCACCTTTCCTGAACCTGAGGCGAACACAGACCAGCTTCGTATTACGGTCGATTCCTTTTTCGATCAGCTTATAACACTCGGCCCGAAATCCTTCTGGCTTTCCTTTTGGTCCGGGCTTGGCCCGCTCTTTTTTCTCGACGACAGGCTCGTCCTGATTTGCTTCGTCAGAGGGGAAATCAATGGCTTCGTTACTTCCGAGCGTCCCAAGTTCCGGCTTACTGTAGTGCCTTTTTTCGGGGTTTTTTTTCTCTTCCATTTCATAACTCCAACCATCTTTTTGTGTGAGTTTTTATGCCGCCCCGGTAGCTCATAATTACCGGGGCGGCTCTCGTGTGATTGCCCGCTATACGGTGGCGTAATCGCCCTTGCTCATGCCGCTGACGTTCGAGAGTACCCAATCGAAATAGGTGTACATCTTGATCGAGATGCAGTGGCTGGACCAGCCGGGGCTGGCGTAAGGATTAATGTCGATGGACATTCCGCCGGTCGTGGCGGTAACGATATCCTGAGGATTCAGGAAAGCGGCCCAGTCCTCAGTCATCTGCATACCAGCGTGAGGCACGGCGGGATAACCGAGAGGGCTTCCCGGTGCGCCCGGCTTCATAGAATCCCAGCCGGGGCTTACGGCCAGCTTGGAAACCATGTTCGACATTAAAGCAAAGTAACGAGACAGAGGCAGGAACAATACGCCGCTCACGAAGAGAGCGTTGTAATTATCCACAGCCGCACCGATGAAGGTCAGATAGTCTTCGAGAGTCGTGTCAGCAGGCAAGCCAGCCAAGATATCAAAGACGCCGGTATCAACCAGCACTCCGTCAGCAGGAGGAGCAGCGGCACCGCCGACAGCGGAGTCGCCTTGCAGAATACCGAACTCTTTCTTCTCAACGATAGATCGCATCGTGTTGTCTGCAACGATCTCGGCGAAGTTCGCACCGGGATAGTTGAACAGCTCCTGCGAGACGGGGATAATATCACCGAGCAAGCAGGGTTCCAGAGTCAGTTGCTCAAGCAGAATCTCGGACTCAGGAACCGCAGTGCATTCGGCACAGCGCCAGCTGGCTGCGGCCTTCGTGGCCTGCTGGTTGATCTTCAAAGTAGAGCCGGGACTCATATTGATGGACCGGACCAGAGGAAGCAGGTTCCCGTAGATATCTTCCGCAGCCAGAAGCTCAGGAAAGAGAATATCAGGGACGAGAAAACCAGCGTTCGTATCAACCTGTGTCGTGGCGTTTGCCTTCTGGGTGAAGTCGTACCCATCGAGCAGGAATTGATCCGGCACACGACCGTGACGTTTCTGGTGGTAGACACCCAGAATGAACTTACCGAAAATATTCAGCCAGTCCTCGGAGCCAGACTTTCCATGATTGTGTTCGAGGAGTTTTCGGATGCCTGTGATCCGTTTTTCTTGGCCGTCATATTTGTCGGCAATGTCCTCGATCAACTTGGCTGATGCGGCCGAATTAACTTCCGCTTCCTTATTGATTTCCTCGATGGAGGCGACACGTTTTCCGACTTCCTCAACGGACTCAGAAAGAGAACCAACTTCGGTCACCATCTTTTCGGTGCCGATAGAAATACCTTCCAGAGTCTTTTCCAACTTTTCCATTTCGTTGCCCATTGTAGGCTCCTTTTTTTTTCGGTTTATTTCCGTATCCGGGTCCACTTTTAAGAACCATTTGGATCTATACGGAGGTCACTACAGCCCGAGCCATATCGGCGGGCAGCATGATCGAATGGTCAAAGTGTTGACCAATTTTTATTTTAGAACACCCGGTTGAGAAACCTGAGTTCGGGTTAATGTCCATCGTGATCTGGCCGTCGGTTGCATAAACAATATGCTGGGCTGTAAACATACCGAGCCAGCTCACGGCATCGACCACGGCCTCGGTATGGGGAATCAACGGGTAGCAGAGGAAGTTAAACTCTCCACCGGGGAGACAGCCTGCCATCGGCTGGCCGCCACCGGAGATAAGTGCGATCACGTTGGGCGGAGCTACGATGATGGAGTTGAGTGGATTGGCCAGCGATGGCTGATTCAGGATTGCCTCGTTCACGAACCCGGCGAGTGCGGCCCCGTCAGTCAGGGTTACGTCAGCCAAGTCGGTAACGGATGCGTTAACAAAAAGCCCCTCGTGAGGAAATCCGTTAGCGAGTACGCCTTGCAAAATACACTTCTCTTCTTCCAAAACAATGGCCCGTAGCATGAGGTCGAAGAGGAGAGCGGAGAAGTCCGCACCCGGAACTTCGAGGATTTCGTTACTTGCGTTAACGATGCAGCCGACGAAGGCTGGTTTAAGATGATCAGGAGCGGCTTCGAGTTCGATACTGCTTTCTGTGATTGGGTCACACTCTGGGACTCGGAACCACGCTTCAATATCAAGTTCCAGTTCGTTGATTCGGACCTTCGCCCCAGCAGGAACCGTTACCTGAGGAAGCCGGGCCAAGAGGTGGCCCACATCGTGAAGCACACGACCGACTTCGGGGCGAATCTGGACCGGCACGAGATAGCCACCAGAGCCATCATTTGTGGTTGTTGATTCCTTTTCTGCGTACTTATAACCGTCGATGGTTTTCGCCTTGGATACCTTCCCGGTGGTTTTAAATTCGCTCATCCCGCTGACCCATTTGTTGAAAATGGATAGCACTTCATCGCCACGCTTACCGCCATAAATGCGGTAAAGAATTTCGCTTGGTTTCATTAGCTTCGACCTCCACGGAAAGCGGCTTGGGTTTTTGCGATCTGGCGGGCGAGGTCGGTGACCGCATCCCATCTATTGTCGTCGCTGGGGCGGTGAGTCTCTGCGTTAATAACCTGCCCCTGCATATCATCGAGGACTGTTTTCAGCTTCTCTTCAACCGCGGCAATTCGTGCGATAAACTCTTTTCGCATTTCCTTCAACTCCTGATCTTCGTGGACCTCGATGAGGTTTCCTAAGTCTGGACAATCCAAACAGGCCGACTTGATAAACGACTCCGTATCTGGGTTCGCTCCTCTGTTCACCCACGAGAATTCTATCAGCTCTTGCTCGTGAAAATTGTATCCAGTGAATCCGTTATCGGAATCAATGGGAGCGAACTTCGATGCGACGAAACCGACTGACGTTTCAGAGATAACGCCTCGCCGGATCTTGCTTTCTATCTGGCGGGCGAACTCGTCTTCCTGATCAAAATTTGCTCTGGCAAATAAAGCGATCCCGCTTTCTGTCTCCCCGAGATAGGCCTCGGCCTTTCCCATCGACGGACGATAATGATCGTGCATCCAGAGCATCAGTGGGTGCTTATTGAAACGATCCAGAATCCAACCAGCGCCGTTGTTTGACTTACCTTGCTGGATGATATCCCCGTCGCTGTCAACGCTGCTGGTGGATATGATGGCCGTTATCTGGCCGTCCTGTTGCTGCGGTGCTATTTCCACGCCCACGATTTTTTGGACGAGCTTCGTTCCGTTGGTTAATTCGAGCTGCATTTTCATTCCTCCACTACTGGCAAAGTTAGGCACCGGCAATTAATTACTTCTCCGGGTTCTCCGCCCGGCTCCTGAGGATACAGAAGCCCGGTGGTTGGGAAACGGTCGTTGACTTTTACGACAGTGCCGTTTTCCATTTCGTGAGTCTCACGAGTATCATCATCGCCAGCGTTGGCGATCCACTCGTGCTTCTCGAAACCCTGCTCACCCATCTCGTTGAAGCGACCGATATTGTAGGCGGTCCCGACCTCGGTACGAGCGATAGTGGTGGCCCGGTTTGCTGAGTTATTGAAATCGTGCTTAATCGCCTTCTGTGCGTCAAGCGACTTCTGAATCTCTGTCTTTACTTCGCCGAGTTCGCCGAGTTCGTTTATCGTTTTATAAACTGAATCTACGATGGGTTGAAATAGCCCGTCGTCCGTCAGCTCGACGATGAAGTTCTCTCGCCCCTTAATCTGGAGGAGAGTCTTCGGGGAGAGGCGGCCCGCTTTAGTGTTCATCGTATCGAACTGAGCTTCTCGGGTGGCCAGAGTCTCGATACTGGACTCACCGATCTCGCCGGACTGAATCTGGCGGGGCTGGATATCATCGACCGCTTGATCGCCCATCTCGTCCACCAGAATCGGTTCGATTGCGGTTGTAAATGCCTGATAAGCTACATCGACTGACGGGTTTTCTTTAACGGCCTTATCCCATTCTTTTAGTATCCGTTTACGATATTCGTAATTCAGTGATCGCCATGATCTACCGACGGCCCGCTCAAGCGACCCCAGCTGCCTGTCTCGCTGTCTGATTGCGAGCGGGTCTGTAGATCTCTTTCGGATCTCGGAGTTCGTTAGCGACTTACTTCTGGGACGCTGACTGGATCCTGATTCCTTGGCCGCTGGTGCGGCTGGCGGTTTATATTCCCAGTCGGCGATCAGCTGTGAAAGAGGAGCGTTGGTCGACGGCACCATTACTTCTTCGGCTCCCGGAATTTCTTCTACGGGCAATCCCATTTTTAGGTGGGAGTTTATAACGGCCCAAGGAAGTCCGGCACGCTTGAGAACGCCAGCGGTATCGGCCTGCGCCCGCTGATCGGCTTGCAGTCCCTTGATCTGGGTCCGGTCCCAGCGCACATAAACTGGGTCTGATCCTGAGGCGAAGATCGGGTCGAAGGCCTTCTCCATCCCGGTGATTATAGGCAGTACGGTCTGCTGCCAGTAGATCTTTAAACGGCCTTCAAAAGTGGCGTAGTTCGGTTCGTCGTCATGCCCGATCAGCGATGGAGACAGTCCGTAGACCATCGTTATTTTTTGCATCGCAGGGGGCATCCGATCGAACACTGCATAGTCAAAAGCCGTAAACTTTGGGTCTGTGATTGTTAGCCCGCCGGTGAGTAGCATATCTTTCGGGATGCGGCCCTTGCTATCTCGCCTCGATTTGAGTTTAGACTCCAGCTCGTCATGTTGCTCAGGCATCAGCTCGTCCTCGATCTCGTAGACGAGGCCCGTTTCTCCTCCTCGGTCCATGATATCGGCTCCGAGTTGATCGCCGCTCACATCAATGTTAAGTGCGTATGCTGCGGCCGATAAAGGGGAGAGTCCTCGGTAAGGATTAGCTGGATTAATATAACGGTGATGAGTTAATTCGTCGGGCGTAAAGACACGAGGCCGACCTCTGGACGTTAGCTCAAACCCGGCCAGCCCTTCTGGACCGGACAGCGTCCGAAATGACAGAGGATCAGCTACGGGAATCATCACGGTTGGGTTTTGTGGATCGTCGTAAATCACGAAATATTCGCCACGCAATTGCAGCCAAGTTGTGATGTATTGGAGAAACTGCTCAGTCGTCAGATATGGGGCCGGTGATTTAAATAATTTAACCGTAGGGTTCGTATCAGGAACGATTGAGGTTGTGTCGTAGGGGTCACGGAGGAAGATCAGCGGCGACCCGGAGATATCCTGACTCACCCGTTTAATGCAGGAGTAAGCTACCGCTGATTTGTCATAAGCCGATGCGATGGAAATGCCACCGCCTCCCGGCATCATTGTTATCGCTGTCGGACTGGAAATAGAGAAGAGTCCGGAGGCAGCTTTAACTGCTTTCCTTAATTGTTTTTGGATGCCCATTTAATCCCTCTCAAGCCACAAGAATATTTGGTTTCGGCCTCACGACTCCGGCCTTGGCGATCCACAAAGACATTAATCTGTCTCCCGTATGATGGCCTAGATCGGGAGTCCATGCAACCATTTCCTCTTTCAAGCTATTTATTTCGTCGTGCTCTGGTAATTCAAGCCGCTCCATTTCTAGGTCGGCCGCCAGTGCCTGAATACCCAGCACGGGGTCACGTTTCTTCTTCGTCGTCGTTCTCCCCTTGACGTTGAAGTGTGCTATCTGTTTGGATTTAGCTCCGAGAGCTTTCAGGACGACAGCATCTTTCGCCATCTGTTCGATATAAACTTGCTGGGCATTATCTTCTACGAGGAAGCGGGCGAACCCCGAACCCATGTGGAACCGTTTGTGCAGGTCGATCATATTCCGGATGATATCACCAGCCACCGCCCGGACGGCCCGAACATTTATGACCCGGATCTTGGGGTGATCATATACGACTGTCGTAAAGACGGTGAGATCCTTATTTTTTTCCTCTCCTGTTGCCAAGTCAATGCCGGTGCAGACTTTCAGCGGGCCTCGGTAGCTTGAATGCCACGGCGACTTCCCGATCTGTCGGTCGATGATCCCTTCGTCGAAATATCCCATCGAAGCTGAGAGCGGTTTATTGCGGTACGTCAAGTCAAAAGCGAGAGTCCCGATATCATCTTTAATGGAATCTAGCTCTGACCTCGGGAACCTGTCGGGCCAGAGTACGCCATCACCATACGGGCTTACCATCGCATCGTAGACGACGCTATGCCACGACTTCTTTTTCATGAGAGTGTGGGGAAGATCATCGAGCGTCCAAGCTGTGTCGGTGACGTAAGCTCGGCCTGTCTTCGGGATCAGCCGACCCATCGCTTCTTTAAGGAATCGCTCGGTTATTTTTCCCCGTTGATAGCGGCTGGAAGTATTCTCAAAATTCATCACGTTGTCGGCGAAGAGGAGATCGACCCGAGATCCTGAGATCTTACCATCGACCCCGAAACTGGCCAGCGATGCGTCCTTCTGGCTGGACGGTGCCCCGTCTACACGCAGAGCTGATCCCTTCCAAGTATCAACGGCGACACGAATAGATCCGAGAGCGGGCTTTAAATCAGGAAAGACGGACTGAACTTTCTTGTTCTCGGTGATCTCTCTGGCTACCGCCTGAACCACTTTCTGGGGAGCTTCACCGTTGGCACCGAGTACGACGGACCGAATAGATGGATCCTTGCCCAGCTCCCAGACCAGCCGCATCTGGACCTGCGTCGTCTTCCCGAAGCCTACGGGGTAAAGTATAACGGCCCGCCTTTTGGTGGAGAAGATTTCCTGCAATTCTAGGTGGTGTGCTTCCTGAGAAATAGGCTTGCCGGTATCGTCATCAAAACACAACTCGGCGAAGATATTGAAGTCCAGTCGGGCCGCTACTTTTTCTTTATCGGTGAGGAGATCAGTAACGGTGGCCCGTTGAGCGGCCAACACAATCTCTTGGACTATTTCACTCTGCATCTGTTTCTATTCTCGCCAAGTCTCCGATGATGGCCTCACGGAGCTGCGTGTCCGTTACATGGACAAAGACAACGCCCATGATCCTATCGAGATAACCCCGAACTTTTTCGACCGTCATAACGACGTTCTGGGTGTCCTGTTTGAGATCCACGCCACTGAACCGGGCGAGTTCTTTATCTAACTCATGCACCAGTTTTAAATCCCGGCCCTTGATTTTCGTACTGCCGACATGATCTACTTCGACCCAGCCGGTGAGAGCTTTTCTCCTCAGCGTTTTCAGGCGGGCGTTATATTCGTCCCGACCTACGAGTTCCGTCTTCTCGTCCAGATCCTTCCGATGTTGTTTCCTGAGTCTTACGATATCGTTTCGGATCGTGCCATACGTCACCGAAATATTCTCCGACAGCTTCTCGTGGATCTCCTTCGCCCGGTATCCGCTTAAAACCAATTCCTCAACGAGCCTGAGTCTGGCCCGTGTCGATGTTCGGATTGCTGGATTTCCTGAGACAGTCATTTTATGTGATCCTTTGATAGATTAGGTGCAACATTTATGTGGCACTCGGGTTATATGTCATTCCGAATTCGTTCGCTTTTTCACTGAACGTCACATCTTTTCGCCTGATCAGCCCTTGATTCCTGAAAACGGTATAGTCTACGTCATGGTGCCATCGCCCATATTTCTTAACCAGCGTCGAAATATCTGGGTGCATTGCAACCTGCATTTTTGACTTCGCCAGCGTCCCTTCGTGCGCATAAAACTCCTCAGTGTTCCCGCCTTTAACGGTCTGGGTCGGGAGTTTATTTTGAAGGAAGGCGTTAAACTGAACCGTGCACCATCCTGATTTCAGCATCCTGAGCGACAGGTCGGTGTCCTCGTTATATCTTCCTCGCCACCGGAACGGGACTGAGTTACGAATCAGGTTGCAGGAATAGATTCTCGTATTCATTATAAATGCTTTTACTTTTGCTTTTCGTGGCACGAACATCGCATAGTTCGGCCCGGCCATTGCGATATTTTCGTATCGCAGTACGAATTCCTCCATCGCCCTCCAAGCGGAGCCACAGGTAACCGGAACTTTCAGGTTATCATCGAGCCTGTAGAAGTCTGATATGTTATCGTCCATGACCCAGTGAAAATCAAACCCGAGATCCATCGAGTGCTGCCAGACGAAGTTCCTCGCTGCACCGGGCCCTTTACTTTTTGAGTCTCCCAGATTGTCAAACGTGTCGTAGTCTTTTTGAAATTGTGGATCGAGGATCAGGACTCGTTCTCGTCCGAGGACTTCGGCATAATGGTCCGCTTCCTGAGCTTCGACCACGATCCTGAATGGGACGTTCTGCCGTATCAGTGCCTTGGCAGTCTTACGGCCCTCCCATCGTCCTTTAGAAACGATGTAGAGTGGGAACTGGGGCATATTATTGCTGGTCAGCTTCATAGGCCTTGCCCCTCGCTCCGTCGATAATGATTTCTGGATACCAGATATATTTTGCTTGGTTGGTGAAGTCTTTATTTACGGCCGCCTTAAAATCGTCTACGCCTTTTTGATCGTGGAAATGCACGATAACGGATCTAAAGATAGAATCTTCCTGATCAAACTTGGGCATCCCGCCCCACTCTTTATCCGGGTCTGTAGCTTCATCGTTCATCGCCATCATAAGAGTGTCTATCTCTGCTCCTGAATAGCCGGTAAAAGAATCAATGGAAGACAGCTCAGCGATCAGAGCGTCGATATCATACTCGCCTTCCGCTACCCTGTTGTCGGCGATCCTGAGTCCGTTGGCTTGCTCGTCGGTTAAGTCGGTCCTGATTATGCAAGGCACTGTTTTCATTTCCAGTAACTTCGCAGCCATGAGTCGTCCGTGGCCCATGATGACTACCCCGTCACCATCGACAACCAGCGGGACTGTGAAGCCGTATTCAGAAATCGAGTCGGCTATTTTCTGAACCTGATCCTTGGGGTGCATTTTAACGTTCCGGTGATACGGTTTTAGCTTACTTATGCCCACGTTTTTGGTTACGATTTTCAAAGTCCGTCCCGCCTTTTTTGTATGGAAATAGATTAATCCGCTACCGACTCTCCGGAAACGGTAGCGGATTTAATTATTTTTGTCAAGCTCGGTCCAGATTCAATGACACCCCATGATCGGGAGCGAGTTCCCAGATGGTGAAGTAGCAAGCGGCTGCTGTCCTTCCTGCGGGCTGTTTATCAAGCTTGTGTATCTGAGCTTCGTAGAACTGAGAATCGTCTGTGATAAGCCCGCTAGACTGGATCGCATCCAACAGGGCTTTCAGTCGATTATCAAAGTCATATTTGTGGGCGGTCGGCGGTACCAGCCAGACGGCTATCCCGAGTCGTCCGGTGAATCGGTTTTTTCGGTATCCGGGTGTCGTGAATATCATCAACTCAGCAGCGTCGGCCCACGCCTTTGTTTTTTTACATTTGATGACTTTCTTCTTCGTCCTGATGTAGGTGTGATTTACGGTAGGCGGAAACGGAATTTTTGCGTTGAACTTACCAGCCATTTTATCAGCTCCTTGGTCGTGTTTTTCTAGCCCGTTTTCATTACCTTGTCAGCGATTCCTTACCCCTCTAAGAGACTACACTGTTTTTTACTTTTTTTTTTACATATCATACTAATAATATAATATATTCTCTGAACTCTTAAAAAGGTATTAGGGTATTATTCTTGCGTTTTTTTTATTTGTTTTCAATAACTTACAAGAATCGACAACCTATTTTTCAAGGTATCACCCCCGACCCGCCGTATTATTCTCAGGTATTACGCTGGATCGGGGGTTTGTGACCTCTTATTTCTTTAGGTAATATCGGTTCGGATTGTTCCCCTTTCTCGTCTT